TACAATAGCAGCAACAAGTAACAATGATTTAACATCTTCTTTAGTAAACATTTATTTTATTTTTTTGTTGTTAATATACATATAATATACACTGTATTTTTGATTAAAACAAGCGAAAAAAGCACTTTTTTTAAAGAAATAAAGCAACAAAATCAGTAACTTAAATGAATGTTGTAAAAATACAACACAAAAAATCATTATAAATATTAAATATATGATTGATTTTGACAAAATTGATGATTTATCATTTATGATTGATGATATTGATTCGAAAAAACTAAAAAAGGCAAAAAATTATGGCAAGAAAAGTAGCAGGAAACACAAACGCATCAAAAAAAACAAGTAAACCAAAAAGAACTAGCATTGGCCGTGGATTTCACAGTAAATGTATGATGAATAAACATAAAAGAAGAAGTTTTAAGAAATATAGAGGTCAAGGAAGATAAATGCCAGCTATTTCCAGAGTAGGATTAGATAAACACATTGGTCATGCTTGCGTAATTGCACCTTATCATCAAACTCCTTACAAAACAGGTTCAGAAAATGTATTTGTAAATGGAGCATCTATTGTAAGAATAGGAGATGAATGTGCTTGTTCAGATCCTGCTGTTGAAGGCAGCTTAACAGTTTTTGTAAACGGTATAGGTGTACATAGAAAAGAGGACTCTACAGGAGGACACGGTTGTTGGGTACCGAACAAATCAGCTAGTGGATCTCCAAACGTATTCGCAGGATAATATGGCAGAATTAGACGCATCAGGTTTAACCTTTACAAGCCAACCAACAAAAGCAGAAACAGAACGTTTTGAATACGTAGCTTTTGATTACATAGAAAAAAATCCAGGTATAGTAGGCAATTCATTTCAAAGTTACATTGGAATTTATTATAATGATAACGGAGATAATACAGAATGACAATAACATATAGAGGCATAAAAGGTTCAGCGTTAACTTATGCTGAAATGGATGAAAATATCCGTGATCTTCGTCAAGATACAACAATTGATAGAGTTTTAGAAAACGGAAACACAACTACAAAAAATATAACAGTAGGATCTTTAAATGCCTCAAATATTACAGTTACAGGTCAAACTATAGGATTTGGTTATACAGGAAGTTTAGGTTATACAGGTAGTCAAGGTCCAGCTGGAGGATATACTGGTTCAAAAGGTTACACCGGTTCTCAGGGCGTAATTGGATATACAGGTTCTTTAGGTTATACAGGTTCAATTGGTTATACTGGTTCAGTAGGTTATACAGGATCAGCGTCAACAACAATTGGTTATACAGGTTCAATTGGTTATACAGGTTCAGTAGGTTATACAGGTTCAATTGGTTATACAGGCAGTCAAGGTTCTACAGGATACACGGGTTCTCAAGGTTCAATTGGTTATTCAGGTTCACAAGGTTCAACAGGTTATACAGGTTCAATTGGTTATACTGGTTCAGTAGGTTATACAGGATCAGCGTCAACAATAATTGGTTATACAGGTTCAATTGGTTATACTGGTTCAGTAGGTTATACAGGATCAGCGTCAACAACAATTGGTTACACAGGTTCACAAGGTGTTGGCGGCGCAATTTGGCAAGCACAAAATTCTAATTTTAATGCGGTGGCTGGTTATGGATATTTTGTAGATACAACTTTAGGTACTATTACAGCAACATTACCATCTTCAGCAACTTTAGGCGATGAAATAACATTTAATGATGGAAACGAAACATTTGATACAAATAATTTTACAGTCGCTAGAAATGGTCATAAGATACAAGGCCTAGAAGAAGATCTAACAGTTTCAGTAGAAAATGCAGGATTCACACTTGTTTATTATAATACTACAAAGGGTTGGAAATTTAAAGACAAATAATTAAAATTTAATATATTTTTAAATCCTATATAAATATTAACACTATGCCAAATTACGATGCCAGTTCTACGAACACTAGCAAGCGAGCTAATGTAAAATATAAAGATTTGGATTTAGATTTTGGTCGTAATACTGTAACCAGTGATGTAAATAAATTAACAGATGTTGAAGCTGTTAAAAGAAGTGTTAGAAATTTAATTAATACATCACACTTTGAAAGGCCTTTTCATCCTGAAATAGGTTCTAGTGTTAGAGCGATGTTGTTTGAATTAATGACACCACTTACAGCATTAAATCTTCAAAGAAAAGTACAAGAAGTTTTAGTTAATTATGAACCAAGAATTAAATTGGTACAAATAGCTGCTAGACCAAATTATGATAGTAATGCTTATGATTTAAGTATTTACTTTTATATTATAGGTTCTAATGAACTAGTAAATGTAGAAACGTTTTTAGAAAGACTAAGATAATATGGCAAGTAACAAATTAGAAGTATCAGATTTCGATTTTGATAATATAAAATCAAATTTAAAAACATTTTTACAAAGTCAAACAGAATTTTCTGATTATAACTTTGAAGGTTCAGGATTTGCCGTTCTTTTAGATATACTAGCATACAATACACATTATCTAGGTTTCAATGCTAACATGTTAGCAAATGAAATGTATTTGGATAGTGCTGACATTAGAAAAAATATAGTATCTTTAGCAAAGATGTTAAATTATACTCCATCTTCTGTTAGAGCACCTATAGCAAATTTAAATATAACTGTAAATGACGCAACAGGTTCAACTTTAACATTAACAAAAGGAACTGCATTTGTAACTTCTGTTTTAGGAACAACCTATCAATATTTGACAAATCAAGATTATACTATTTCTCCTGTAAATGGTGTTTATAATTTTTCAAGTGTAAATGTTTATGAAGGAACTTTGGTTACTTACAGATATGTTGTTGATAAAAATGATCCTGATCAAAAATTTATAATTAATAGTTTAAATGCTGATACAACTACATTAAAAGTTTCTATACAAAATAGTTCTACAGATACTATTACAAATATTTACTCTTTAGCTGGAGGATACAATGGTGTATCTAATACATCTAATGTTTATTTTCTACAAGAAAGTGAAGATGGAAAATTTGAAGTTTATTTTGGAGATGGTGTTGTAGGAACTTCTTTATCAAATGGTAATATTATAATATTGGAATATATTGTTACAAATAAAGATCAATCTAATGGAGCATCTTCATTTACACTATCTACAACAATCGGTGGATTTTCAGATGTATCTATAATAACAAATTCATCCTCACAAGGAGGCACTGAAGCAGAATCTAAAGAGTCAATTCGTTTTAATGCTCCTTTAAATTATTCTGCTCAAAATAGAGCTGTAACAACAACAGACTATGAAACTATTGTTAAATCAATTTATCCAAATGCTTTATCTGTGAGCGCTTGGGGTGGAGAAAATGATGAGACGCCAATTTATGGTGTTGTTAAAATTGCCATAAAAGCAAAAAGCGGGTCTACTCTCACAAATTCAACAAAAAAAAATATTGTTACGTCATTAAAACCTTACAACGTAGCTTCTGTTAGACCTGTTATTGTTGATCCTCAGGTAACTTCTGTTTTAATTACAAGTAATGTTAAATACGATTCAAGACTTACAACAAAAACTTCAGATACTTTAAAATCTGATGTTATTAACCAATTAACGGACTATAATACTAATACTTTACAAAAATTTGATGGCATATTCAGATATTCTAAAGTTGTAGGATTAATTGATAATACGGATACTAGTATAGTATCAAATATAACTACAATTAAAATTAGAAAAAATTTTACACCAACATTAAATTCATCTACAAAATACGATATTTACTTTAGAAATTCTTTGTATAATCCGGTGGCAGGATATAATTCCTCTCAAGGAGGTATTTTAGAATCATCAGGATTTAAAATTAATGGTGATACAACTAATGTTTATTTCTTAAATGACGATGGTAATGGTAATGTAAGAAGATATAGATTAGTTAATGGTGTTAAAACTTATGTAAATAATACTCAAGGAATTATTAATTATTCTACTGGCCAAATTACGTTATCATCTTTAAATATATCTAACGTTGAAAATATTAGAAACCAAACATCAACAGCAATAGAATTGACGGTAAAAACAAATTCAAACGATATTGTTCCCGTAAGAGATCAAATCGTAGAAATAGATATAGAAAATTCTTATATCACAGTTCAACCAGATACTTTTGTTGGAGGTTCAGCAGACGCAGGAGTGGGTTACACAACAACAACTAGCTATTAATTATGGCTAATTTCAAAAATAAAATATCTAATTTAATTACTTCACAGGTACCTGATTTTGTACTTGAAGATCATCCTAAATTTGTAGAATTTTTAAAAACATATTATACATTTATGGAAGCTGCCGAATTGGTGGTTACAAGTGTTGAAACTACCGACGGTATAAGATTAGAAACCGAAACAAATCAAGAAAATAATTTATTATTAGATGGTTCTCGTATTGAATCTGAAAAAACTATTTTAGATGCTGGTGATAAAATAATATTAGAAAGTTCTTCCTATGGAAAATTTGTCAAAGGAGAAACAATAACAGGTCAAACATCAAAAGCAACTTCTATTGTACTTACTGAAGATTTAGATAACGGTAGATTGTTTATTGTAGCTCAAGATAAATTTATACAAGGAGAAACCGTATTAGGTTCTTCTTCAAATGCTAGTGCTATAATTAATAACTATAGACCTAATCCTGTAAATAATATACAAGAATTATTAAATTTTAGAGATCCTGATAAAGTTATATCGAATTTTTTAATTAATTTTAGAAATGAATTTTTGTCAACATTTCCTGAAAATTTAGATATTGATGTTAATAAAAGAAATTTAATAAAAAATGTAAAATCATTATATCAATCAAAAGGAACTAAAAAAGGAAATGAATTATTTTTTAGATTATTATTTAATGAAGCAGCGGAAACCATTTATCCTAGAGAACAACTATTAAGAGTATCTGATGGTAAATTTACTAGAAATAAAATATTAAGATCATTAGAATTGGAAGGCGAAACTTCAAATTTAATTGGTAGAATAATAACAGGAAAAACATCAAACGCAACAGCTATAGTTGAGAATGTAAGTAAATTTTTAATAGGATCAGACACAGTTTCGGAATTTGTTTTAAATCAAGATAGTATGTTAGGAACATTTTCAGTTGGAGAACAAATAACAGGAACATCAACTGACACAGATGATATTTTAATTAAAGCCACCATTACAGGAATTCCAACTTTACATACAATAACTAATCCAGGAGTTTTACATTCTGAAGAAGAAAGTATATCTATCATTGGAGGTGGACAAGGGTCTATTATACAAACAAAATCTATAACTTCTGGTGGTATTTCAGAAGTTATAATAGATAATTCCGGTTCAGGTTATTCAATTGGTGATGAATTAGTTTTTAATAATTCCAACACTAACGGGGCAGGCGCGGCTGGATTTATTTCAATAGTCAATGGTGGAATTATTTTAGAAGATGGTTCTAATGACAGAATTTCTTTAGAAGATGCTACAACACAAGAAGATACTTATTCAGGAAATAAATTAGTTCAAGAATTTGGTAGTGGTATAGGAGATATTACGGATATTTACTTGTATAATTCAGGAAGTGGTTATACAAAATTACCAACAATAACAATAACATCAACAGGTAATAATGCCATTTTAAAAAGTTATACCACAGATATTGGTAAAGTTTTAGATTTAAAAATACTAGAATACGGTAAAGGATATGAAAATTCTCCTACACCTCCTACTTTAAATTTATATAAAAATTTAATATTAACAAGTTCTTCAGGTATTTTTATAGAAGGAGAAACAGTTACAACAAGTACTTCTGTTACGGCAACAGTTGTTAGTTATGATCAAAATACAGGATTATTAATTTTAAAAAATAGTTCAGGAACTATAACATTAAATTCCACAATATTAGGAAATTCTTCAGGTTCTACAGGAACAATTACTAAATCAAATTCAGCAACAGCTTCTTTGATTGTTGGTTCAGTGGCTGATACTGAAGGAGTTTATATAAATGAAGATGGTTTTGTTTCGGAAAATACTATTAAAATACAAGACTCCTTATATTACCAAGATTTTTCTTATGTTATAAAAGTGGGTCGTTCAATTACAGAATGGAGAGATACTTTCAAAAAGACTATGCACACTTCTGGATTTTATCTTGCTGGTCAAGTTGACATCTCGACAAAATTAAATGCTAAAATAAGATTCCCAATTACTGGAGCAGTTTCAGGACAAATTGAGGAACCTTTATTCAGTATTATTAATACACTTTTTAGCACAATATTTGGTAGAAGATTAGGAACACTAACTGATGGCACAACACAAAGATCAAATGCTAACGTGGGTGTTAGTGTTGACTTAAATACTAATACAATAAGTCCTTTTTCATCAGGAACTAGAGATATAACTTTATATTCTCCTGCTATTAATCTTTCGATAACATCAAGAGTTAGAGGCACTATTAATGGTGTTAGAGTTAATGATGGTTTTGTTTATGCTGGCCCTAGATATGGAACTATTAATAGAGAAATATTTAGAACATTCAAACAAACGGGAACAAATTATTCTATTGCGGAATTAAGTAATAATGTTACTTTTGGAACTAAAACATCATTGGACGGTAACGATAATACTCTTTTATTTTGTTCCAGTGATTTGGGTAGAGGTATTAAAACCAAATTAACAATGCCATCAGAAATCACTATAACAACTACACCATAAATGAGTATAAATAATAATAAGTTTGAAAAACTTGTATAAATATAACTAAAGAAATTAACTATGCCAGCAATTATAACAAATAAATTTAGAATACATAACAGTGAACAGTTTTCCGAGTCTTTTTCGGAATCTTCTCCAAACATTTATTACCTAGGTATTGGTAGACCTCAAGCTTGGGCTACACAAACAAGAGGTGATTTAAGAACAGAAAATTTAGGAACTGATAGCGCTTCTATAACTCCTTCAGATAGTGTATTGCAAGAATTTAATACGTTTGATGATTTGCTTGCTGTCAAAAAAATAACAACTTCGGATGTTTCTTATGTAATACCTAGAAGAAACTGGACAACGGCTACAACTTACGATATTTACAGACACGATTACGGTAACAGAATTACAGGAACGACATCAACTCAAACTTCAAATAGTGGTTCAACAACTTTATTTGATTCTACGTTTTATGTTTTAACTGCCGCTAGAAACGTTTACAAATGTTTAGATAATAACAATAACGGATCTTCAACATCAGAACCAACAGGAACTTCTGTTAATATTACAACAACTGCTGATGGATACAAATGGAAATATATGTATACCTTATCAGCTTCTCAACAAGCAAATTTTTTATCAACAGATTTTATGGCTGTAGCAACAAATTCTACAGTATCATCAGCTGCTGTTGATGGAGCTATTAATATTGTAAAAATAAAATCTGCTGGTTCAAGCGGAACAAATGGAACATATACAAGTATTCCAATTCGTGGAGATGGTTCTTCAGGAACAGTTACAGTTGTTGTTTCAGGTGGTGCTGTTACATCAGTTACAGTTACAAACGTTGGAACAGGTTACACAATTGCTTACATTCGTAACGCAGATATAGTTTCTGCTGGAGCTACAGGGTTATCTGGTTCTGAAATAGATTGTATTATTGAACCTAAAGGTGGACATGGTTATGATGCTGTAAAAGAATTAGGTGGTTTCTTTGTAATGTTAAACGTAAATTTAGAAGGAACAGAATCATCAAATACAGGAGACTTTACTGCTGAAAACGATTTTAGAAGAATAGTATTATTAAGAGATCCATATTCAGGCGGAACTGTTGCTAGTTCTTCAACATTAAGAGCAACTAAAGCAGTTAGATTTGCTTCTTCTCCTACTCCAGGAACTTTTCAAGTTGATGAAAAAATTACTCAAGCAACAACAGGAGCTGTAGGTAAAGTTGTAGAATGGGACGCTACTAATAGAATATTACATTACATACAAACTAAATTTAATGATGAAGGTATAGATAGTAATGGAAATTTAACAGCATTTAGTGGAGTAAATGTTATTACAGGAGCAACTTCAAGTGCTACAGGCACTCCAAGTTCAGTAGCAAGTGAAACTGCTGATCAAATTACATTTACAAATGGGTATAAAGGATCAGAATTGGACAGACATAGAGGTGATGTGTTATATATTGAAAACAGAGCACCAATAACAAGAGCAGCCGACCAAACTGAGAATATTAAATTAGTAATTGAGTTTTAGGGAGAAATATGCCAAGTCCAACAGACTTTAACCTTTCGCCTTATTTTGACGACTATAATGAGTCGAAAAAATTTCATAGAATACTATACAGGCCAGCGTTTGCTGTACAAGCTAGAGAATTAACGCAATCTCAAACAATTCTTCAAAATCAAATTGAAAAAGTATCTGATCACCTTTTTGAAAAAGGCGCAATGGTTATTCCTGGCGAAATTGGATTTGATTTAAACTATTATGCTGTTAAACTTACATCTAAAACATATTCAACAATATCCGATTACATAGGTAAACAAATAACAGGTGTTACTTCTGGAGTTGTAGGTATTTGTGTCAATGCTGTAGCAAACGATGGAACAGATCCAGATACTTTATATGTAAAGTATAACAAAACAGGAACAAATAATACATCTATTTCATTTACTTCTGGTGAAACTATAAATGCTACTGTAATTGGCAATGCTTCGGTTTTAGCTACTGCTGTTGTAAATTCTACAGCAACAGGTTCTGCTGCTAATATTGCTGCCGGAGTTTATTATATTAATGGATTTCATGTATCAGTAACAGAACAAACTTTAATATTAGACAAATATAACAATACACCTAGTTATAGAATTGGATTAACTGTAACTGAAAGTTTTATAACACCTAATGATGATGTTTCTTTAGTTGATAATGCTCAAGGTTCATCAAACGAAAACGCACCAGGAGCTCATAGATTTAAAATAGATTTAACATTAGCTAAAAGAACATTAACATCAACTGATGATGCTAACTTTGTTGAGTTATTAAGATTATCAAATGGTATCAGATTAAATCAAGTTACTAGCACAAATTATGCTGTATTAGAAGATAATATGGCAAGAAGAACATATGACGAATCAGGAGACTATAGCGTTAGAGATTTTGATTTAGATATTAGAGAACATATTGTTGATGGTAATAATAGAGGTATATACACTTTAGCTCAAGGTGGTAATCCAGCAAAATTAGCAATAGGTGTTGGACCAGGAAAAGCTTATGTTAAAGGATATGAAATAGAAACTATCGGAACAACTTTTATAGATTCAAATAAAGCAAGAGATTTTGATTCAGAAAATAATTTTAACACAAGATTTGATGTGGAAAACTACGTTAATGTAATTAATGTATATGGCACACCTGATATAGGATTTGTGTCTAGTGATGTTGAAGCATTTAAAAATATAAATTTATATGATACAGCAACATCATCAAGAGGAACAGAACAATCAACTGTTGGTGTAACCGTACCACAAATAGGTAGAGCTAAATCAAGAGGATTTGAATTAAATAGTGGAACAGCAAGCTCAAATATATTTGCTAGTTCTTCTTTAACAAGTGCTGTTTACAAACATTATCTATTTGATATAGAAATGTTTACACACTTAAACATTAAAACAGCAATAGATTTTACAGACGGAGAAAAAGTAACAGGCGGCACTTCAGGAGCTTATGGTTATGTTCAATCTTTGGATTCTATAAAATCATCAGTTGTTACTAGTATTTCGGTTGCAAACCCAGGTGTTGTAACTTTAAATTCACATTCATTTAGAGAAGGACAACAAATTACATTAACCGGCGGTTCTTTTTCAATCGACAGTGTTGCTTATACTAGCGGAACTGTATTTACGGTAAAAAATCCTACAACAAACACATTTCAATTATACAATTCAGCTGGAACATCTACAGTAAACGTAACTGCTTATAGTTCAGCTCCAACAGCTGCACACGGAGTTGTAGTACTTAATAATGTAACAGGAACATTTATTGCCGGAGAAACAATTACAGGAGCAAGTTCTTCATTTACTGCTGTTATTCAAGATAATAGATATGGGTTTAATGGTGTTCAAACTTTTGATTTTACTTCAGTAAAACAAATAGGTATGTCTGGTTCTCCAACATATACTGCTGACATTTCTATTGATTCTACTTATGGGGACAATTATACATTATTTAATTCGTTATCTGTAGCAAATAATGGAACAACAGTAACAGGATTTGGCACTTTATTTTTAACAGAATTGCGAATTGGAGATTCTATTACATTTACTACAGACGCTGGAAATTCAGTTACAAGAATAGTTGAATCAATTTCATCTAACACAAGTTTAGAATTGACAACAGCAGTAGGAGCTTCTGATGTATCTACAAAAACTGTTGCAATAAGAAAAAGAGGAAAATTACAAGGTTCAAATAAAAACATTTCAATATTTGAATTGCCTTACAGTGTTATTAAAACATTAAAAACAACTGCTAATGGCGGAATTACAGACACTAATTTTAAAGTAAGACGACATTTTACAGCAACACTATCATCAGGTAGTGCTACTATTACTGCTGGAACAAACGAAATATTTTCTAGTCTAACTGAAAAAGATTTTTCTGTTTCTATAATGAGTATTGGTTCAGCAACTGCTGGCGCTGTAGGAGACGTATTAAGTCTTTC